TTACTAGATGTAACAGGTCCATATAGATAAAACTTAGTAGTAAAATCTAAAGTATAAATGATGGCTCTTCTTTCTGTATAATCACCACGATAATTATCTTCGTAATTAATACTGTTTAATACAATAGGAATATCTCTTGCAACACCCATTTCTTCCATATCTTTTATTGTTAAAGTGTAATCTGGTTGAAAATATGGTAGTACTTGTTCTACTATTTGTAACGCATCATCTGATTGTTTTGCCATTGCATATAATTGTATATTTAAATTATAAGGAACAGGCATATATTGTGAATCTATTTTATTAGAATCACTTGCACTTGATTTTACTTTTTTAAATTTTTGTACACGATTTAATTTTCTTGCAGGGTCATATGCTAAGTCTTGTATTTCAAAACCTAGTCTTGGTAATGTTAATGCAACTTTACTATCTAGTCCTGCATCTTGGTCAAGTCTTGTTAACCATTTTTGTTTTGGCCCATATGCCAAAGGTACCTTCATAGATTGTGTAACAACACCACTATTATTTTTACGAACAATATGTATATCATTAAATAGAGTACCAAACCCTACAATAATACTTCTAACTGTTTCGTGATAAAATTGTCTATTTCCTAACATTACGCAAATACTCCTGCATCGCCAAATGGATTAGATTCAGAAAAGTCTAATACATTATCATCTAGTTTATCAAATAATTCATTCTGTGCAGTTTTATCTTGCACATAATCTCCTACTATATAGTCTTCTGTTAATAGGTATGCATCATCACCTGAATCAGCAGCATTCTCTAATAGTATACTTGTACCTACTGATGTTTCATCATCTTCACCAATTATATTGTCACCATCTGTTTCTTCAAGTAGTAAACCAAAATTACTTCTTGCATGTTGTATATTTATTTCTTCATTCTGAGCTGTTGATTGTTCTAATGTAAATTCATAATCTCTTGTGTTTCTACTTTCAGTATCTTCTATAGAATCAATAGTTGTAATACCTGTATCAAGAGCTTCAGATGAATATTCAAACTGTTTACAATTTAATTTATAAATTGGATTGTTATCTAATTGATGAAAGGGTTCATCATGGTCTACAAAACTTATTTCAAATATCTTACCTAGTATGGGATGATAAACTAAATCACCCTCATAAGGTCTGTCTGTACTTACTGCATCTGTTTCTGTAAGTAAATAAAAATCACTACCAGATGTTACAGTTTCTAAAACAGATGAATCTTCTGTTTGGTCGATTGTACCAGATTCTAATAATATAGAACCACCTGTAGTATCTGTATCACTTTCTATTTGTATTTGTTTTGTTAAATCTTGAAATCTTTCTTTGTGTACTACTAAGGTTAATTCGTTTCTATTTTCTAATCCGAATTGTGACATTAATTCTTTTTCGCCTTCGTATCCACCTTCAGCATTTTCAACATACATTTCAATAGGAACTTGTGTAGTAAATTTACTAAGTGAATCTTCACCTAAAACATTATCAATAGCAACAGTTGTTCTGTCTATGTAATAAACATCATGACCAAAAATTTGTATTGCTTCTTTTACTAAATCACTATACAGATTTTTTTCTGATGTAATAGCCGTACTATTATTTGTATGAAAGGCCTTGTTAACTGCCATAACCTTATCCTATCATGTAGTCTATAGGTGTTTCGAAAGATAATTGAATTTGTTCTTCTAGTCTTTGTATTTCTTCGATTGCTTGAGAATAAATTTGTTCACCATTCATTGTTACCCCACCTAAAGTTGCTACTCCGTTAAATTTAGAGAGGTTTGCTCCCCATTGTTTTTTGATTAATGCTGTTGCATATCTTTTTAAATAGATATCATCATAGATATCTGTATATGTATCTGGGTCTATTTTACGATAACATTCTATAATTAAATATTCATCTGCTGTCATTTGTTCCCAATCCATATCTAAGTATAATCTATTTTGATGTTGATTAAAACGAATTGGAACTTCACCTACCAATACATGAGATAGTAAATCTAATTGTTGCATTGTCATTTGATAATGAATTATAGATGTAGATGAAAAATCATACAAATCATTTAATCTTAATTGATAACGAATATCAAACATATTTTGTTGTACAGCATTTGTAAAATCAAATATATTAGATACTGAAACTACAGCAGATGGCATAGGAATAAAATTATTGCCTTCTTCAAAACTTGCAGTTACAGAACTGTCTACTGTGTCTGTAGATGTTGTTGTAGTATTAGCACGAGCTCTTGTAATATCTGCTTCGGTAATCTTATATTTTAGATACATCTTTTCAATACCATCATAATGATACTGAGCAAAATATTGTAATGCCTCATCTATTCTGTCATCTGCTTGGTCATCTGATACATTAATATCAATGACGCCGAATCCTAGAGCTCTAAGACAATATGATTTAAATGTTGATTTACTTGTTGGTATCGCCATACTAATTATCCTATTTTACTAGTATTTATAATAATACTCAATTAGATTTTACTTGTATAGGTTTATTTGTACATATTCTGTACATCTTGATTATAATTGGCCAGTATGTTAGTATAGATAAATATTATCAGTAACTTGATACTATATTTCCGATTAATAACCTAAGGAGGTTGATATGTTAAAGAAATTATTTATCAATGCTCGTTACTTCATAGCTCCACTATTAATACTAGCAACTTTGTTTGGTGTGTTAGCTGGTGGGCCGTGGGTTTGGACAGGTGTATTCTTGTTAGGTGTAGGTATTATTATTGATACACTATACACTAAACAAACTATGGGTGCTGGATTTGATGATGAGGGTGAACTAAATGCAAATCCAACATTAATGAATGTAACAATGTATTTGATGTTACCTGTGTTTATCGCACTACAATGTGTACTTGCCTATCAGATATACAATGGTATGGCAGGGGTTGAACTACTAGGTGCAGTTGTGTCTTCTGGTATATTTGCTGGAATAGGAATTATCTATGGACATGAACTTGCACATACTAAAGGATTTAGTTTTTTAATTGCTCGTTGGATGATGGCATTAAGTGGTTCTTCACATTTCTGTTATGCACATGTATACAATCATCACTTAGAGTTAGGGTGTGAAGATGACCCTGCAACAGCTCCAAGAGGAAGAAGTTTATATGCGCATTTACCTAAATCATATTTTGGTCAGAGTAAATTTTTATTCACAATGGAAAAACAAAGACTAAACAGATTAGGTGTTCCATTCTTGTCTTGGCAGAATCGTTGGATTCGTGGTTATGCAATGTCATTACCAACAATCGCTTTATTCTGGTTCGCTGGTGCTTGGACAGGTATCGCATGTATGGCATTACTATGGTTAATCTCTAACTTCGAATTAGAAGCATTAAACTACTTAGAGCATTATGGTTTAATTAGAGAAACAGGTTCGCCAATCGACTATAGACATTCGTGGGATAACTCTACAATGTTTACAAGTTGGTTCTTCATAGAGATAGGAAGACAGGCAGACCATCACGATAGAGGTGAAACTCATTTCTGGGAATTAGATGAAGTGGGAGCACCAAATTGTGGTAATGGATATTTCACATTATTTGCTTTAGCTTTGATTCCACCGCTTTTTCATAAGTACATGGAAAGACAATTAGCGAAATGGGATAAAAATGAAGCATCAGAGGGTGAATTAAAGATTGCTGAGGAAATGAACGCGATAGCAGGATATTCTCAAAAAATCTAAGTCCTACAGCGTGTTATTTTGACTGTTTTATTGGTCAAGTAATATAATCATATCAGAAAGATATAAAACACGAAATATGAGATATTAGACACGCTAGAATTGATTATAGGGCCTTCGGGCCCTTTTTTGTAAGTGAAATGTATCTAAATGTATGGAAATGCACTAATCTGCGTCAGCTATATTGTTTCCAGCCTTCACCCACTCTTGTAAGGCTTCCCAATGTCTATTACCTGTTGCATTTAAAGGAACTGATAGTGATGTATCATCTTCTAAAGTTACAAATACAGATACATTTTTTTCTCCCTCATATGTATCTGTTTTAAAATATTTTGCTGATTTTATATTCATTATAACTCCGCATCAAATGTTACGACTGAACTTGAACTATTGTTTTGGTCAATCCTATATGGTTTATGTGCTGTTAACCCTGATGATACTGTTGCCGTAACTCCTGTTGATTGTCTAGTATCATTGTTTGTATTTATTGCAATAGCAGTCATGGCAACTAATGAAGTGCCTTGCCCCAAAGCTAAATTACCACTATTTGATAATGTTGGTATTCCTCTCATTTCAGTAGGATGATTAAATGTTACCTGGCATGCTGTTGTACTTGTAGAAATACCTGTTTCCCCCAACTGTTGATAATTCGCTTCACCTGTTCCATAAACTATACAATACCTTTGACAT